GGTGATATTTTTCCTTGTTGTATATGTTGTACTGCTCTGTTAGTATTAACTAATCTAAAATAGTCACTCCATTGTGCATTTTGAGATTCTGCCCAATCCATCATTGTTGCAATACTTCTTTGTAATCCCGCTTCAACCGGTTCAACTTTTAGTGTATCAATTAAATATTCCTCATAAAGATTATCTCTAGCCCAATGATCTAATTTTACTTTTGATAGTATAACATAATCGATATATTTTTCTGGATATAATGGATTAATATGCATAATGTATCTGCCAAATCTTACAAACGCATTATAATATGCAGATTTACAAAATTCATCATAAGTTTTCTTTTTTGTATTATGTTGATGCACCTCATAAAATCGTTGGAATACCATAAAAGCATTTTGCACCCATTTCTCATTTTTTTGTAAGTGTCTTCGTTTAGGTTCACAAAGGTGTACTTGTAATGTTCTTTCACGTGTGAAAAATTTACCGCAGTATGTACAAGTATTAAGATCGTCCATGTGCTTCAAGTAACTCTTCTAATTCTTTATCAGTGATAATATTATCTAACACTTCTAAGTTATTTTCTTTAGCGTTTGGAAATAATTCCATTAGTTGTTTTAGTGATTTATTTGGCACACGTTTCATTGGTTTAATCCATGGATGGAATTGTTGTTTTAATGCACCACACATAGCAGTTAATATCCATAATAATTTTTTATGTTTGCCTAAACTAAAACAATGTTTGTTAACGCATTCATTAATCATTTCTACGTAGTGTTCAACATAAAAAGGATCTTTAGATGATACACTAGACGCATATCTCATTAACATATAAGGTGAATATAACGATCGTTCGTTGTCGTCTATTCTATCATAATAGTCCTTATTACGAAAGTCTACGGCTTTAAGTCCGTTTCTTAGTTCAAAAAATTTCCGGTTCTGTTTTGCCATATATTTCTGCGTATCCTAATGCAAATTTTGTTGCATCAAATTTATTTTTAAACTCTAATTGTATATGTTCTTTTACAACTTCGCAATGAATTGCTTTTAATTTATGTTCGTCACAATAGTCAGAGATATTATCCATAAAATGTCTATCCATTAGTATAGGCAATTTTTTCCCGCCATTGCCCACAGGTAATTTTTGGAACGGTGCTTTTATTTTTACTTTAGTACCTTTTTTACTTTTTACCATACTGATCCATAATCTAATTGTTCACATTGTCGTGATATGTCTTTAACAAAATAAGCACAAATAGGTTTAGGTCCGTTTTGTAATGGTACAGCAAGTAATTGTCCAGATTTAATTTTTGGAAAGTACCATTTCACTTCCGTATAGATATCAACAACGTCGATAGGATAAAAATCAGGTTTACTACTAGATAGTGGGTTGAATGTAAATGCATCAAATCCTCTATCATTTAAACTTGTAATTGGTAACACGTGCATTTCTTGTTGTCCGGCTTCTCCTATTAACATTTTCCAATCTAATGGCATTTTAAGTTTATAAGATCCAATTTCTAAGACTGCCGCCGGAGCATTAAATGATTCTAAAAAGATTAAAGGTATGTAAAAGAAATCCGGATTTTCTGGATCGGCATTATCCAATACTGCAAATCTTAATTGATCATCCACGTATTCTGGAATTTTTTCTAATATATATGTTTCATTTTCTAATGTAAGGATTTTCATAATTTATCTTTTCTATAGTATACGGATAATTTGCCTCTTTGTAAAACTTTTTTCGCTGTGTTAAATGTCTTTTTGCAAACTTACAACTACTAGTTATATCCCAAATTTGTACATGATCTTTGTCTTTTGCTTTTCTTATTCCTCTTCCTATGCTTTGTATAACACGAACAAAAGATTTACCTGGCTCAATAAGAACAAGATTAAATATCCTAGGAATATTAATACCAACACTAGCCACTCCGTATGTGGCAATAATAATTTTAGTTTCTGCTGTAGACACTTCATCATAGTGTTCTTTTCTGTCTAATGTTTTAGTTGATCCAGATATAAAAACTGAATCTTTTATTTTCTTTTTAAGTAAGTCTCCTGCAGAAATTCTATCAACTAATATAAGTGTATTGCCTGAACTTGCAATATCACTAATTGTTTGTGCTACCCAAGTTATTCTAGTATCGTCAGTTGTAAGCCATTTTAGTTCTTCAGGATAGCTTTTAAACATTGGATGGTCTTGTGTTTGTAAAACATTAACATGACATTTTGCTAATACTCCTTTGTCCTGCAATTCTTTAGCAGGGATTCTGTGTGTAACATCTCCTAGAGAACATTTTATCCCATAAAATTCATAATCTTCTTTTGGCACTGTGCCTGTTAATCCCCAACGTATGCCTGCGTTTGCAAATGCTCCTGTTAGTAATCTTTTTAGTACATCTGCTTTTGCCATATGCACCTCATCAACAATTACTGTTTGAATATTTTGCATTACTTCTTTAAATTCTACTTTATCTTTTTTCTCAAGAACATTAATTGATTGCCAAGTTGCGATTGTATTATATCTGCCTACTTCTTTTCTATCGCCAAAATAAACTCCTGTGTCTAGGTTACAAGCAAGGAAGTCTTCTTCTGTTTGTGTTACTAAACTTTTATTAGGCACAATTGTTAGTGTACGTCCATAAGGCTCAACTAATCTACAAAGTGCGGCAGTAATAATTGTTTTACCTGCACCAGTGGCAATTTCTTGTAGGCTTTGTGGTGCTTCTAAAAATTTATTAATTGTTTCTACTTGGTAGTCACGTAAAACAATTGGTTGTCCAGCACAAGGATGATTGTCGGGCCAGTTTATATTTGATAGATAATTTTTATCAATTAATTTAAATTCAAAATTATGTTTTGTTCTTTTGTCGTCAAGTTCAACGTATACGTTTCCTGCTTCGAGCATTGGAAGAATTTGATCAACTAAATTAAGATAAGTTGTACCACCCAAATGAAAAAAAGATATTTTTCCATCCCATCGACCTAATTTAACTGAAGGTAGATGGTAAGCATAAGGTATTTGAAATTTAAATTTATTAGAAAGTTTTTTACGCCATTCCAAAGATAAATTTTCAAATTTAACGTTTACTTCGTCTTTAATTACCAGTTTACATGAACTCATATTCGTTTCATAATATTATTGTCTAAATGTTGTACTGTATTATAATACAACTTTTTTTCAATATTATCAAGCCATTTCCGAATAAATTCACTATAAGGTGCGTATGTTCCTTTAATAAAATTTAGACTGGTACGTGGTCGAATGTTTGATTTTATTAATGTACGAGGTATTCGGTTTCTAATAAAAATAATTTTGGTATTTTTATCAATATACTTGTTTGATTTCGCCATTGAATGTAATTTTTTAAGGTCTTTATATATATTTTCTTTTTGTTCTTTTGACATACTTTTTTTATAAGGATTTTCTTGTGACGTATCGACCATCTTAATAAATGGATCAACTTCAGACAGCCATTGTTTATCTTCTTTTTGCCATGTATCTGCTATTTCTGTCGGGGGATTAAAATCTTTCAAGATACTTGTAGATGCTATATCCGTTTTTGAAAAATCAAAACCAAAAGCAAGTTGTTTTTCTTTAATGCCTGCACTTTCAAAAGCATATAACCAGTTCATATATTCATGTAAATCCTCAATTGATGATACTTCTCTAATTGGTACTATTAATGGAAATAAGTCTAATTCGTCACAAGCAGTTAATAATTGTTCTCTATTCCATTTGTTTGCATCAACCCAAATATCTTTTGAATTAGCAACGGCAATTTTTTCAGATAAACTTGATACTTCTTTTACATAATACGCAGGTAACGATATGTTAAATTGTTTTAAACTATCAATTTGTTGTAATAAATTTTTATTCTTTATATTTTTTTCCCAATATTCGTTTAATGATTCTGATGCATTTGCAATTGCTAAATTTGTTTTTCCAGCATAAACTTTTAAGTGTTTGTGTTGTTTTATTTCTTCACGTATAGAATCAAAGTCATCAAGCATCGAATGATCAGTAATTTTAAAATCATATCTAATGCCAAGTAGTGTAAGAAAATATACTACAACATCAGAATATTTTGCTGTCCATACTTTTTCTTCACCATTATATTGTAGGTATCCTGCAGGTAATCCTCTGCTGTCTTTTAAACAACGAATTAGTGCAATAATTTTTTTATTGTAAGGAAATTTTATTTCTATTTCATCCTCGTTGTCATCATTAATATATTTTTCAAGCACCTTTTCATAGTCAATTTTTCGGAATTTATCTCGCCATATAGGATTATCACATAGGTTGGTGATGTTTAGATCATACTTCTCAAATAAGGATTTGTATCTTTTTACAATTATTAATCCTAGTTTTGCCTGCTTTTCTGTCCACGCATAGTCTGATTGTGCTAATGAGG